AGGAAGAGAGGAGAAAGCAACAACTGTTTCGCATGAAGTTGCTATACGAGTTGCCAAGAAAGAGAAACACCAATTAAGCAACCTGAGTTCGCCTATTGCAGGCTTAATGTGGGATATCGGCCAAGAGTGTCCCGGCTTGCGGTGGAACGCCAGCATCGTGAACGGCCAGCCTTGCGGGTCTGCATAGAAAGGTATCGGCCATGCTATCCGTGTAGTAACGCTTGGAGGCAAGCCCGTTTCGTCTACCTCTTCCTGTAATATTGCAGGAGGAAGGTTTAAAGGATAAGGCACGCCTTCGCAAACAACCAAGTAGCAGTACCTGCCAACGCTATCAAAGAACCCACGGTTTTCTTTTGGGCTATCCTTAAACCTATCCCCCATGCCAGTCTTGCTCCATATCTTATAGAACGTCACAAGATTGTTGGTGGTGTCCTTCTTCTTTCGCCTGCCTTTGTACTCTTTACCTAGGGTGCTTGTGTTGTCATCGATATGCTTTCGCAAGTCTTCTTCAGGTATGCCATATGTTGCGGCTACTTCTTGTAGCGGCCTGCAACATTTCTTCGCACACCACAGCATGTCATCTTCGTTGTCAAAGTCTGGGTCAATTAAAAGATTGTCTACTGTGTCATAGAACGAGCCAACCATCTTCATGGGAGGCTGGTTCATGTCGGATGATATATCTAAAGAAACCATCTCTGTCCAAAACACACCAGCACCTTTAATCATTGCCTCGTTGACAACTTTTCGTGCTTGCTTCTTAAGGTCAAGTTCAACTGGACTCCAGTTCAAGTAACTACTTAGAAGTTCTGCTGCATTCTTTCTTGACTGTCTTTCGTCCTCCTCATTCTTGACAGTCTGCATGATAGCCATCTGCTCAGGAGAAGGCTGACCCATTGGCCCTAAAGGTACATCCAGACCCAACTGCGACAGGTCTGTATCGGGCTGCTCCATTACTGAAACAGTACGCACCGGGTTCCTGTGGTAGATAACGCTGCCAAACAAATCGACTAACTCGAATACTTTGTTTAACTGCATGCGGAACGAGGGGGGAGCAATGTTTGAATTGTACCCCCGCTCGCCCCGTGCATACGCATCTTTCCACATCCAATTGTGATCGCCGTCATAGAACTGACTTGCTTCTTTGGCGACATCATCAAAAGGTTTTTTGTACTTCTGAGCAGCCTTGAGTTTTTTTACCCAAGTTGTGACACACTGCTTGAGTGGGTTGTTACTTGGCAGACTTGGTTCTTCCACTGCTCACCCCTGATTTGAGTTCTCGGAATGTTGTTGTAATTGGTGCAAATTCCCACGCCCCTAAGTCCTCCCAACCGTGATCACCTTGCAACGCAGGATCGTCTTTGTGGTGACACGAATTATGAACTGTGGCGAACCCAGCGGGTGAGAACGTCAAAATGCTTATGGTCGTATCACCCGGCTCTGATGCCACGAATCCAATCTGCGGATTCTTAAAGGTTTTGAAGTCTGAACTAAACATTACAATGTCGCCCATATCTGGCACTGGCATTGTCCACGGCTTATCAACTGTCGTACTCATCTGTCCCTCCTTGCGGCCCTAAGTAAACATGGCCGGGGTCACCTTGCCCCTGCCTCTTCTTTCTGTCCTGCTGCCATTTTACCCACCAAGGCTCCTTCTCGCCGTTACGAATTGGCGGGGCGTGGTAATGTGGGCGATATGCACATAAATATTCGAGGCATTGGCACAAATGCACCTCGCCCTTTGCGTTTGGTTTATCCGTTACAATCGGAGTTCCAGACACATAATTGACTAGTTTCCTGTACCTTTTGAGTTCCCTAACTAAATCTGGGCAGGCATCTTCTAGGACTCTCAGGGAAGGTTTGCCTTCCGGCTTAATGTGTAACGATACTCGGGTAGACTCGGTACGTGCCTGTATGTCATCGCAACCGGCGAGAAAACTAGACCCAGTAATCTCGGATCGCACCCCGTGCTTGACCAGTTGTTCCGTGTACTGTTCTGAGGGTAACCTACCGCTACCGAGGTCTCTAAGCCTCGCACCGTGAGCATCAATAATAAATGCATGGAAGTGCCAGTCACGAACCTTTTCAGTGAACCGCTTTCCAAATATTGTGGCATTGCACTGGCGCAGGTATAATTGGTCGTAGCACAGGACAAAGGATTCGTCGGGGGGAACAGCCGCGAATAGGATTGCAGTGACTGCGTGGCCGGGGTCGATTACGGCATACCTTGTCCACTCATGAGGTATCATTCCGTTAGGCAAATCGTCTTTAGACATCCCATGTATCCGCATATCAAAGTTGGGATACATTAGTATACTGTCAGTGACAAAGTCGCCTTCGGCACGCATTCTAAGAATGTCGTCGCCTAATGCCGCCCACCGTTCGATACTCTTTTTCTTTTCTTCTTGATCTAGGTAAGGGTTGTCGAGGAACCGCAACTTAAACTGCTGTATGTTTGACTCTTTACCTAGGTCTGCCGTCGATGCCTCTGCCCGCTCCTTTAATCCTAGCAGGGCGTTGTTAGTCGAATGCGGCATAGCAGACCAACACAGCATTCCTTTGCGGTCAACGATACGAGCCTGCATTTCAGGCACCCATCTCTCATCCGAAATATCTTCATCGATATGGACACGATTACAGTTGAAGCCTTGTACAGGCTCACCTTCGCTAGAGAAGAAATGTATTTCCCATCCATTGTGAAGCGTGCAACGCTGCATGTAGTTAGCACTACGCAATAACCAAGACGTACTCTTGATCATTCGTTTAGGAATGAGGGGCGGTGCGGGCTTTGCTTCGTCTTTCCTTTCCTCATCAGTTTCAGGATTAAAGGCTCGCCAATCCCCGGTTTTCTTATCCTTAATGATCTTAAACGCCCCGTTATTAAAAAGATAAGGCACTGCGACTAGACCTATATGTTTCCAGTCTTTTCCAACAATGACGAGGATTCCATCTTTTTCCGGGTACTTCTCAAAAGGGTCTTGCCCAGTAACGGCCCGAGCGTCTTCCACGAAGGTGCATAGCGATTTGCCTGATCTATTACCACCGATAACAAGAACTTCACTTGCCTTTGTTTTGTGTACCTCTGCTTGGTTTGCGTTTGGCTGGTACAGTTTCAGGGCTTCTACCTGACGTTCCTTCAGTTCCTGCTGAACATCCTTCAGGTGATCCATCTGATGCTGGGTCATACCCGATTGCACGGATAACTTCTTCGCCTGCACCTTCGGGTGCTTCTTCGTTCTTTTCCGCTGTGGCATCGATAGTCACTCCTTTAAAGTGCATTGCTGCTTCATTGAGTCGAGCATCAAGTTCTTGCTCTAGTTCGTCCTCACTCCAGAACTGCAACGGCTTCTTTGCACCGCCAGACTCGACATTCCTAGTTACCATTCGACACATAGTCTCAAGTAACTTGTTTCTTTGTGCGCTACCCGGCGGGCTATCCCAGTACTGCTTGACGATGACTGAAGAAAAACCAGACACGCCGCCAAAGTAAGACATCACCTTCTCCACCACTTCTGCGGTGTGCGGTATATTGTTGCCTCCCTTTGATATTGTCGCCAAGAATACGTCTACACCAGACTGCTCGATCTCTTGCAGTGCCATCTTCTTATTGAGTTTATTTTCCTCAATCTTCTTCTGCTTAGTTATGTAGTCGCATTTCTTGCAGATGTTGCTATACGAAGACTTGCCGTCCCTGACTCGGTAACGGAAGTTTTCCTTATCGAGGACTTTTTCTTCAGAACATTTAATGCAAGTTTTCTTTTTCATATGTATATATGCTAACAGCCCACAGGGGGTGCCTGCGGGCTGCTTTGCATATCCTATCACCAACTGTTCATTAAATGAAGTTGCTGTGTAGGTTGACTCGGCACTTATTGCTAGCAGCAGCAGCGAGTGCTGTGCCGTCTACAGTTGCTGAGTTAGAACCACCAGCGGTAGCAAGAACGCCACCGCCCCCTGCAACCTGACCGACATTAGCACCGGCATTCACTGTGCCGCTTGACACAACATTGCACGGGCCTTTGACGACAAGCCACACAATGTCATTCTCGCGGAGTTCCCCAACAAGGTACTCATCGAGAACGCCAGATGGCACGGCGGCATCTGCATTAGCCTTGCTTCGCAAGGCACTGATTTCATCCTGTGCTGCATTCAGAACGTAACGCTTTCCTGCAACAGTCGATGAATCGCTAACGGTTGTACCCGTGTAGCGAACTGCAACACAATAAACGAGTTTGTTACTGTGCCGTGTACCATGACCAGTAGGCGATACATCTTGGAAGGCTTTCACCTGACCAATCACCTCTGTTCCAGCAACTGGGCTACCAGCACTCATTTCAATCGGCTCTCCAGCAAGAAGCGTAGCACCTCTTCGCCAGAATGGATCACTGAAAATACTTGACATTTAGGTCAACTCCTAATTAAGCAGGTGTAGTAATGCCGTCGAGCATGAAGAAGTTACGAGGCGACTTGAACCGCAAGTTGCCAAGGGTGCTACAAGCGTAGCGGTAGGATTGGGTTTCTTCTGAGAAGAATGGGCCTTCCGCAACCATGAGTTGATTCTCAAGGCAACGCATTTCCATATTACCCATTGACAGCCCGTAACCCTTGCCTGCTGGACAAGCGTACTCGCTAGTGA